GCGAAGTAATCAAATACCCAATCCTTGAACTCAGCGTCCATAGTTTCAGGGTTGTGTTGTCCTTTTTTCAAAAGAAGTCCACGGTAAGAAGCTTCAAGAGCAGTCTTACAGTTTAAGAAAGACCATTTGTAAGAAGAGACAGTCATCTCTTTTTCTGCAATTGTTGCAGTAGATTGTGGGTCAAACACACATAAATCAGTACCGAACTGCAAAGCAGCATCAAAGATTGGTACGTTTACTTTTGCTTTAACACCATCAACAAGACGGAAACGGTTAAGAACCGCTGCCGATTTTACCATAGAATCGATAAACAAGTTACGACTACGGTCACCATAAGGTAAGCTAGAAATAGATACAGCCATTTTATTTTATTTTTAAAAAGTTCGTTTAATTAATTTACAATTTACTTAAATCTGTTGAAGAAGTCATTTACCATAGAAACCTTATCGATAGTGATTCCGTTAAACTTAACAGTCTTATCTTCAACTTGCTCTGATTGCCCTTCGGCTTTTTGTTCAGCAGCAAATTGCTCTTCAACTTCTTGTTCGTTAACTTCTTCTTCAGCTTTGTACTTGTCTTCTTCTTCTTTCTCAACAACAACTGCTTTGTCACCTACAGGAGCATAGCTCTTTTTAGGATTCTCTTCAGTCATTTCTTCTTCTTCTTTCTCTTCTTCAGCAGGAACCTCAAGCTCTTCGTCTTCAGTTCCCTCCATAGCAGAGATGTGCTTTTGAATTAATTCTAGGGCAGACTTTAACTCATCTACACCAACAAATTTTTCTTCAAAAGAGGTCAACACTTCTAGAAGAGTAGCGTTCTCTTCTTCTAAAGCGATAATCTTAGCTTCGAATTTAGCAGCTGAAGCCTCTTGTTGAGCCTCCATCTTGCCTAGTTCTTTAGCAAAATTAAATTCATTCATTTCGTTATTATTTACAGGTTTAATATCAGCTTGAATTTCAATAGAGAAGCCATTTACTTCTCCACTTTTAATCGCACTAAACAATTCGTCAGACTCAATCTTAGCCTTTACGAACACGGTTCCGTTTGGAAGGTCATAACCATAGTCAGTAGACTTATCGTTATTAGACTCTTTCATCCAAACTTCTAGCATCACCACTTCTTGAGTATCATACTCATGGTGAATACCAAATTCATTGAACAAGCCTTTCTTAGAGTAGTTGTACATTATCTCACGAATAACCTCTTCGGTAAACCTAACGTAGTAATATCCATTCTCAGGACTATGACGTAAGATTTCTCTATTAGGTATCATAATTGGACCTACAACCTCTTTGCGCTCATCGTTAGCAAACATCTCAACTACCTCAGTCTTATTGAAGTATATGAAGTTCTCTTCGATAGCAGGCTTATCTACTAAAGAAATTTTGTACATACCTTGTGCAAAATCCTCTAGTGTAATATCGTATAATGGTATATCTTTATCCATTTGTTTTCTTTTTTCTATCTCCCCAAGGAGCGTTAGCTACTTCAACCTCAGCCTTTACTGTACCTTTTCGGATGCTTTCAGCTTTTCCAATCGCCCAATTAATTCCGCTAGTTCCTCCCCAACCAAGCCAAGCAACGTACCCTCTATCTTTCCAAGGAGTATCTTTAAACTTTGGGTCAATCGCAGCATTCTTTCTATGGCGATTAAAGGCAGCCATCCTAGCAATCGTTTCATAACTTAATTTTCTTCTTGATGATAGTTGATTAGCTCGTGCCCAACCTACAGAGGTCATGCCCTTTACTTCCTTGCCATACTTTTTTTTCCAAGCAAGAGCTTTCTTAGCGTTGTTGGATGCTGATGCAGGATAGTCGTTATAAGTAGCCATATGAAATAATTTACAATATTATCGCTTCTACCTCTCCGTAAATACCGCCCTCATAGAGTTGGCCTGATATAGATTTTATTATCAAACCGTTAGAAGAGACTTGACCTAGTGTAACAATAGAGTAATTATCTTTTACATCAAACGCATAGTCCTTGTCAAAGAGAGCAGAAAACTTTATTTTAGGTTTTCCTAAATACTCAATGTTATCATTGCCTATAAAAAAGTCATACAGGTCTGTAGCTTGTCCTTGTTCATTAAAGTGATAAAGACGAAGTTGATTAGTCTTGTCTGTAACAAATCTAGGGAATACATGAGAAAACTCAGTGCTATACAAAAGCCCTTTATAATTTTGTTTCTCTACAAATCTAGCTCTTTTTATATTTGTTTTGTATTGAGGAGTATCTATGTATCCAAATACAATCCCAATGTCTTTGTGTGATGTAAAGCTATTTAACGTAAAACCAATTTCGTATTCGCTGAAGCCGTCCGGTATATCAATAAAAGTTTCATCTCCGCATAGTGACTTATTGTAGACGCGAGAATCTAAGTTAAAACTAACATCTTCTGAACCCGAACCACTTATATTGGTTTTCTTGTATCCATAGTTGTCATAGAACAAACCTTTTTTAGAAGATTTTATTTCTAAAGTCTTTAACCTTTTAGTTGATATCTCTATAGATATCTGATTAGCATCATCAACTCTAGTTGTTATTGATTCATTTGAATTTCTTGAGCGTAAATCAGGAAGCCTATCTATAAGTACACTAGATGTTTTTTGGTCATAAACAACTGATAGGTTAAATCTAGCTATAACTTGTTTTAATATATCAAATGGAGAAAGAGTGCTTTCATCAAACAAGTTTTTAATGTTTACAGAGTCTGTTCCGTAATATGGATTTACATAACCTGTAGATGATAGACCTAAATACAGCTCTCCTAAGTTGCTAAGGTCTGCTGCGTAAGTAGCTTTTATTAAATCTTTAAATTCTAAAGTCCTGTTAGATATATTATCAGGTATAACTCCGTCATTAGCCATAGAAGTCATGTTGAAGTAAGGCTGCCAAGTATCTACATAATCAACATCAACAGTACCTGAAACCCATTGAACATCAATAGTCACAGCATAGGTTGACCCCGCGTCTATTTCTACTTCTTTGTTTTCCCAATTAAAATTACCTATTATAGATGGAGAAAATTCAACTCTGTTGTTTAATTCTGTAGCGTATTGAGGGTCAAAATAATTTATATAGTCTTTTAATCTTAATGAGTTTAATGTATAAACTCCTTCAAATACAGTATAAGATGTTCTCATCTCATGAACAGTTGAATCTGATATACTAATCTCTTTTATAGTTCCATTAGTATTCATCATTTTAAACCTCTCGTAAGGAGAACCATCTCTCCATAATACAGCTGTAAAGTTAAATTTTGCACTAGATAAGCTAGGGTTAATTCTTTCAACCATATTATATACTCCACTAGCAGTTCGTATCATGGGCATTTCAAAACCTATTGAATCTGTTATGGTCCTGTTGCCTGCTATCAAATTAATTGGAACAGCTGTATAACTCATATGAGAGCCGTGGTAGGCCCTGTCTACATTAGAACCATCGTTAGGAACATTTGTAGTAAAAGTTAACCCAAATCCATTGTCAGTTGTATTAGCTGCGGGAGATGAACTGTAATTCCATCCATGAGTCTGAAGAGGATACGTATCTTTTTCTATTGCAGATGTAAGTGATAAGTCAGCATCAGCTGTGTACTCATTCACGTAATACTCATAAGGACCTTCTACTAAGTGAAAACCCCTAACAGAGGATGGGGTTGCTAATAACTTTTCAGGTATCAGCATATACATATCGTCAGGATTAATATTAGGTATTGCGTTTCCGTAATTTCCTATCTTAAAAAATCTACTTACAACCCCTGTATTAGCCTCTGTAAAAAATCTTTGTATAAAATCCTTTACATTTAACGCAGGAACAAATCCTGCTCTGTTTTTATCAAACCCAAATTGAAGAAACTGTCTAGACGCAAAAAGAAATTTGTCTACATCGTTACAGAAATCTACGTAAGGAAACAAAACTGAATCCATAGAAACACTGCTTCCTATAGTTTCATTGTTTGACGAAAGAAAACTATCAAAAGAAACACTAGAGTCTAGGTTGTCATACATATCGGCAAAAGTGGTTAGCCTTGAGCCTGAAATTATATCTTGTATTTTATCAACTAACCTTACAGAAACGGTTGGTGTGTTATTGTTAAACTCGTAAGTCTCTATATACATATTACCATCTAATACTTTTGAATTATTATAATATAATTCAAAGTCAAAAGCAACATCAGGAATAAGACTACTAGCAGATAAATTAGGGTCATAACCTAGTATACCTGTGTTGACCGTGTCCATTGGAAGGGTAACAGATATACTTACAGGAACTTTAATTTTATCTATATTATCAACGTCATAAAAATCTAAATCAAAGTCTAGGGCAGAACCTGCAAATAAACTAGCCGTAGAGTAGGATGATTGCGTTTTCTTTTTTAGTCTTAACTTGTACTCCATTATTTTATAAATACATTAAAGTTTAATGCGGACTTTATTTTCCCATTTACAGCAACGGCAGATAACTCAGATGGAGAAACGCTGTATACGCTTTGTTGGCATAAATCTACTAACACTTTTTCATTAAGATTGTATAGTGTTTTAAACCTAGTATTATATACTATCTTTTGCTGAGGTGCGCTTATGTTATAAGATAAATTTGAGTGATAAGGCTTATATTCTTTTCCGTATGTAGCGACACTAAGGCTAGGTGATAGATTGTAATTTATCAATCTAAGAGATACATCATTAGCTGTTGAGGCATAAAACTCAAAGGTGCTAGGCGTGCCTTCAGATAGCAAATCACCATATACATTTCCGTCAAATGATATAGTTAACCTAAACTCTCCAACCAAAGGCTCTTGGTCAGCTTGTATACCATAAACATATCTTGTAACGCCATTTATAACTACACCTAATTTAATTATATCCTCATCTCCACATGAAAAAGAGTTTTGAGCACTCAGCTTAAACTCTGTAAGTGTTTGCGCTGACACACCCATGCTGCTATGAGTTTGTGAAGTCCAAGAGGCTACCTCATATATATTATAATCACTCATTATATAGTAGTATTATTGTCTTTAATTCTCCTTGCGCTCTCATCTCTTCTAAGGTCTGTAGATGTTACGAATGCTCTTACAGGTCTAGAGCTGTTCATTGCGTTTGTGCTTGTAGCCTCGGCAATAGCCTTTAGATAATTTACACTATCCGAAGATTGTTGATTGACATTGGTAATGTTGCTAGAAACTACACCTCCCTGAGCATACGTCATTGGTTGGTTAGGTACGTTTGGCCTAACAGAACCGTTAATCTTGTCTAGTAAGTCTCTATGTAAAGAGGCGGCACGCTTGTTAACTATAAACTCACCACCTTCCATTTCATAACCACCTTGTCCTTGAACACTAAACGGTACACCACCTTGCTCGTGGCTAGGTCCATTCACCATACCCCCTGTGGCAAACTTTTTAGGGAAGAACTTCCTTGAACCTATTGCTCCCATCTCAGCTCCAAATGCTGCGGTAGCTAGTGCAGCTGATATAGCCGATGACACAGCTAAGTCAGCCGGTATAACCTTACCTGCTTTTATTAATCCGGGGACAATAGAGGCTAGTGCCTCTAGGTAATCCGTTCTAGCTTTATCTTTATCCCTTTTTTGTTCAGCATCAAAAATCTTTTTGTCAATAGCGTTTTCTTCTGCAACTTGTTTCTTTCTTAACTGAGCCTGCTTTCTTCTGTATTGGCTTTCGTTTATAAGTCCGTTTTCAAATTGCTGTTTTGCTAAAAAGTCTTCCGTTTCATAACGTGCTTTAAGCGCGTCTTTCTCAGCTTCTAATCTGTTCTTAGTGTTTTCAAAAGCAGACTTGCTAAACCCTTCTAAGGCCTTTCCAACTACATCTATAGCCTCATCTATACCTTCTCCGATTATGTTTCTCCAATCAATAGGGTTCTCTTGGTCACCCGCTGCAATTAAAAGTGCGTCTACAGCAGCTTGCAGCTCAGGGCTTTTTGCTGCTATATCTTTTAACAGGTCAGTATAATTTTTTAGTATAGCCTCTCTTTGTTCTAAAAAAGTTCCTGTTCCTATGTCACCTCTTTCATATTCTGACTCTAGGTTTTTAAGCTCATCTTTTAAAGCCTTGCCTGAATCTTTTAATATTTTTGAGTTGTTCTCAAGAGCCTCGTTTTTCTCATTATACTTTTCTATAATGTTATCTAGAGTTTCTATTTCTTTCTCGTATGTCTTTATATTTGATGCTGCCTGTTTTGTTA